CCCTCATAGTATGTTGGAAGTTAATCCTCTTATATCTAATACAAAATGGATCTGGCATCCAGTATGTTACCTGCCAATCAATCAAAGGATTTAACTCTAGATGCTTCTCTAGAGAATGATTGAAGATACCGATCTGAATATATCCATCATGGGTAACACATGAGTTGTCACCAACAGATACTACAAACAGTTGCTTCATTTACTGGATTGCCAGGGGTTGCAGTCTATCTAGAATCTCACGATAGGCAGGAACAATATCACCTTCATCCTTCCTGAATAAATCCTTATCAAATCTCTCATCACTACCAATCTTCCACAGTCTCATGCTATCAGGACTGATCTCATCAGCAAGTAGTAACTCACCATGTGCAGTGTAGCCAAACTCGATCTTAAAATCCACAAGATCAATACCTAGGATGTAAAACATCTGACGGAGATAATCATTGATGCGTAGAGTCATCTCCTCAAATGGTTCTGGATTGTAACCCATCAGACGCACACGATCTCTTGTCAACAGCGGATCATGCTTGTTATCATCCTTCAAGAAGAACTCAACAATAGGATGTGGCAGTGAGTAACCTTCTTTAAGAGTTGTCTCACGAACAATAGATCCAGCAGCACGATTCCTGCAGATAACTTCTAAAGGAACGATATCTACCTTCTTACAGATCATCTTGTTAGCACCAACCATATTAATATAATGTGTTGGAATATTTTCTTTGGAAAGTTTCTCAAAGATTAGAGATGAAATACTACAGCAGAGGGATCCTTTACCCAGTGGATGATCAACCATCTCACCGTTACCAGCAGTCACCTTATCATGGTACTCAATGATGACACGATCAGCATCATCACCAGCATACACAGTTTTGACCTTGCCTTCTAGAATTACTTTCATCAATCCTCCTGTTTGTATGTAATAGTTATTTGATTGAATACTTCGTCTCTATTGTCGCTTTTGTATACACGACAGCGTTTTACATCAGCATTCAATAATTTCTCAATATTATTAAGTTGCCATTCAGCAGCATACTTTTTAAACCCATCGTCCATCCAAGATTTATTAGATCCTGGTGTGTTAAAATTATCCATTATTCAATACCTGGTGGGAAAGTGTCAATCTCAGTCAATTCATAGTCCCAGTCTTCCATGACTGTGTTAGCAAGGAATCTATCAGATAGCATTTCAAGTTCCTTCTCAGCATACTCTCTGCTCTCTGCTTCCAACCAAACATCAACTACCTTACCAAGTCTAAGTTTCTTGATGTCTAAGTCAGACAATCTCTTACAGGCATCTCTAACGGCGTTACCTGGTGAGTCATCAACCTGTGATCTCAGACGGATGAATACTAATGCTTTAAACTTCATCTAGGTTTGTTTGTCATGCAGTCATTATACAATAAAAAACCACCCCGGTCAAGGAGTGGTGGTCGATTTAGGAGGTGGTCTGAATGGGCAGTCGCGACACCCAGCACCACAGCATCCTCTACTCATGATCACTAAAATGATTATTAATAACTTCAATACGCTCATCTTCATGAGCAATGATATCTAGTTGTTCCTGAATAGCAGCAAGCACATCAGGGTGCTCACCAATACCTACAGGATTGTGTAGGTATACTTCTATATTTGCTTTTGCTTTGGCAATATTACCTATAGCATCAGCAACTAAAGCATCCAACATTTTTTGGCGAAGATTGCAAGACATAATAATTTAAGAGTTAGTTTGTAATGACATCATTGTATCATGAAGTTCTCCAATATCAAGGAGACCTTCAGCACTGAACCAGGGGGCATTCGCCCAACTGAAGCCTTCACCCATGGTGCTATCGGGTGCTGTGATGTACCAATGACATGCTGTGTCTGGTACATCTACTGCACACTTAGACCAATCGTCACTCCACTGTGGGACTTGAACCCACATTAGAGCAGCAAACATAATACTGAAGAGTGATTTGATCATGTCTTATTAAAGGTTATGGGTCTAAGTTTTAATAACAAGAGTTCTTATTAAAGAGCGTTGCCTCTAGGTAGAACTTCCTCAGGGAAGATAAAGTTCTCATGTGGTTGATCAGCAGGTGCCAACCATGCACGGAGTCCTTCGTTAAGAAGGATGTTCTTGGTGTAGAAGGTCTCAAACTCAGGATCTTCTGCTGCTCTGATCTCCTGACTCACGAAATCGTAAGCACGAAGATTAAGAGCAAGCCCAATAATGCCAATAGAGGAGACCCAAAGACCCATAACAGGCACAAACAGCATAAAGAAATGCAGCCACCGCTTGTTAGAAAACGCAATACCGAAGATCTGCGACCAGAAGCGGTTTGCAGTGACCATAGAGTAAGTCTCCTCCTCTTGAGTTGAATCAAACGCCTTAAAGGTATTTGCTTGTTCTCCGTCTTCATACAGTGTGTTCTCCACAGTTACGCCATGGATTGCTGATAGCAATGCTCCACCTAGTATACCAGCCACTCCCATCATATGGAAGGGGTTGAGTGTCCAGTTGTGGAATCCTTGTAGGAACAACAGGAATCTGAAGATCGCCGCGACACCAAAGGACGGCGCGAAAAACCAAGAGGACTGTCCCAGAGGATAGATGAGGAAAACACTGACAAATACAGCAATAGGGCCAGAAAAAGCAATCGCATTATAAGGTCTAATTCCAATTAAGCGAGAAAGTTCAAACTGCCTAAGCATGAAACCAATGAGAGCAAAGGCTCCGTGGAGTGCCACAAAATTCCAGAGTCCCCCAAGTTGGCACCACCGCTGGAAATTCCCCTGAGACTCAGGACCCCAAAGTAGAAGAAGAGAATGACCCATAGCATCAGCAGGCGTTGAGACAGCTGCCGTGAGAAAATTAGCACCTTCAAGGTAGGAACCAGCAAGACCGTGGGTGTACCAACTCGTGACAAAAGTTGTGCCAGTAAGCCAGCCGCCAATGGCCAGATAAGCAGTGGGAAGAAGAAGGAGTCCAGACCAACCCACAAAGACAAAGCGATCCCGTTTAACCCAGTCGTCCAGGACATCAAACCACCCCCTCGTTGGTGTTGTTAGTGTTGTTGTCGTCATTTTTGTTTACCGTTTTAAAATCCTTTAACCAGTATTGTTGTGGCCAAGTATCTCTAAGGATCTCGGCAAGTTTGATAGGAGTATCAGAACTAATCATAATAGTAACACACAAAGTATAGGAACTACCAGAGTAAGAATACCTATAAAAAACCCCCCCACATATGTGAGAGGGTGAAGACTACCATCAGGCATATTAGCCTACGGTAGGTGCGGTAAGTGCAACAGGAGTTGACTCAGCAGCAGCCAGATCCAGTGGGAAGTTGTGAGCGTTGCGCTCATGCATCACTTCCATACCAAGACCTGCACGGTTCAGTACATCTGCCCAGGTGTTCAGTACACGACCTTGACCATCGAGAATGGACTGGTTGAAGTTGAAACCGTTGAGGTTGAATGCCATGGTGCTTACGCCCAGTGCAGTGAACCAGATTCCAACGACAGGCCATGCTGCCAGGAAGAAGTGAAGTGAACGGGAGTTGTTGAACGATGCGTATTGGAAGATCAAACGACCGAAGTAGCCATGTGCTGCGACGATGTTGTATGTCTCTTCTTCTTGACCGAACTTATAACCGTAGTTCTGTGACTCTGTTTCAGTTGTTTCACGAACAAGTGAGGAAGTAACGAGACTTCCGTGCATAGCAGAGAAAAGAGATCCACCGAATACCCCAGCAACACCGAGCATGTGGAACGGGTGCATAAGGATATTGTGTTCTGCTTGGAATACAAGCATGTAGTTAAAAGTACCAGAGATACCAAGAGGCATAGCATCGGAGAAAGAACCTTGACCGAAAGGATAGACTAGGAATACTGCACTTGCTGCAGCGACTGGAGCAGAATATGCTACACAGATCCAGGGGCGCATACCAAGGCGGTATGAGAGTTCCCATTCACGGCCCATATAGGCATAAATGCCGATAAGGAAGTGAAAGACTACCAGTTGAAAAGGACCGCCGTTATACAACCACTCATCGAGTGATGCGGCTTCCCAGATGGGGTAGAAGTGAAGACCAATTGCGTTGGAGGATGGGACAACTGCACCAGAGATGATGTTGTTTCCATACATGAGTGAACCAGCTACGGGTTCACGGATGCCGTCGATATCGACGGGGGGTGCTGCTACGAAAGCAACGATGAAGCAGATGGTTGCCGCCAACAGAGTTGGGATCATCAGTACACCGAACCAACCGACATACAGACGGTTGTTGGTGGAGGTTACCCACTCGCAGAAATCATTCCACGGGGATGTTTGTTGTCTTGTTAAAGTTGTAGCCATTGTACTTGAAAGAAAGTAAGATCATCAGGGAAATGATGGTTTTACTATTCCTATCTCACCCTCAGAGATAGGTATTAAAGACGCTTTTATACACCCTAGAGGTCTTGGTTTACGGGGTGTTCTTGACTGTTACATTTCGTAACTGTGTCTCTATTTATATTAGCACATCCTCACATATCTGTCAAGAGGTGCGTATTGTCAATCCAGTTCTTAAAGCTGGTTCCATACCAATGCCCGTAGGAATTTTCATGGTTATAGACAAGTTCATGTCTACTGTTGGATTTAGCAGAACGAATAGTATCAAAGAAAGATTCATCATAAGAATGATTCCTTGCCATCGTCTCCGCTTCTGACCAGAACATTGTAGCATACTTTGACCCATTTGCGTAGTGCCAAAGGATAAAGTTCTGTACCTCTTCCACATCTGTCACAAGCTCTTGTAGAACTGACCTCTTAGACCTCCCATCAAAAATCCATTCACAAACTAAAGAGGTCCAACGAAAATATGTCTCGACCGAACTTGCTTCCAACGGTTCAATAAACATTAATCTATTGCCATTCAAGATAACTTTATCATTTTGAATGGGTCTTCTAGCAAGATAGTTCTTAAATTGAATATGTTCCGTACCTTGAATATCGTAGAGATCTGCTAGATTTTCTTCTGCGTCAGTCTTTGATGTGCAATTGTCATTATACAGGTAACCATAATTAGTATTTGTTTTTCCAGGTATAGAGAACATCCAACCATCTGGTGTAGCAATACACCTCGTCCAATGCTGATGAGTATCCACATCATCACTCTTTCCAAGAAGAACACTGTTCAGTGGATTCTTTAGCATGTTGTAGTAGGAAAAATCTTTTGGAGTTCCTCTACAGTCAAAGACATAATCACAATCAAGTTCATTGCAATCAGATACATTCTGTTCAATAAACTTACATATATTATTTTCTATCATATACTCTCTCAATTTATTGGGAGAATAATGAATAGCCGTATAGTTCATGGGAAAGGGATGGAAGAATTTATCATTCTTCTTTCCCCAGTCTTCATATAGAATTCCAGTTTTAAATGTTGCATCAATCGGATTGGAATACCAATCCATGCCAAGGACATCAGAAAGAATCCCAACAAAATTTACTAGTGATCCTTGCCCTACTTTTTCAATAGGGATATTAGGATCATAGTAGATTTCAATCTCCACATCATCGCCATAAGTCTGATCCAATAAAGTTAAGGCAACAGTGAGTCCACCATTGCCACCACCAACTATACCAATTTTCATCTCGTAAATTCTTGAAGAAGATCTAGGACTTTATCTAGAGAATAGTGAGCACCGTCGTGCCATTGCCCAGGACGGGTATCATAATTACCATCATAAAGTTCATTCTTTAGCTTATAGACTCTCGCAAGAATATCGTTTTTTGTCACAGATCCATGAGGCATAATTTACATTCCAGGAATAGGAAGACCAGTTGTTTTGGGAAGAGAATCAGGAACAGCACCACCAGTCATACTAGGAATCTCTGGCATAGCACCATTGATCATACTAGGAAGTGCATCGGTTAATGCCTTTGTAATCTCTTCTGTTGCCTGTTCTTTTACCTTCTCAATCATAGCGTCTTTATTCAGATAAAGATACGCTCCGCCACCTACGATAACCGTAGATACACCGAATGAAATGAGAGATAGAACATTAATTAGTTTTTGCATTCCCCTACAAAAAAGGACACCTTATATAGGTGCCCCTTCATTATACTACAGCAGATCTTTTAATTGTTTATACATGTTTTCAGGTGAAGACACTTCGTAAGGATCCTCTAGCAAATTGTTTTCTTTGCCAGGTTCTTCTAACATTAATTTAATCTCTGCATCCTCAACATAACAAGAGTATCTCCAAGAACGAATACCAAATCCTATACATTCTTTCTTGACACGCATACCCATTTTTTCAGCAAAATATGCATTGCCATCGGGGAGCATCTCTACATTTTTAATATCTAGAGACTTTGCCCAGGCTTCCATTACATAGTCGTCATTGACACTGGTGCAATAAATTGCATCAATGCCAAAGTCCTTTGCAAATTTATCAAAAAGCAAATCGTATGTAGGAAGCATTTCGTTTGAACATGTAGGAGTAAATGCTCCTGGCACTCCAAACAAAATTACTTTCTTATTAATAAAGAAAAATGGAGAGTCTTGATACACTGGGGGTTCCAAGTTTCCATCTTCATCAGGGATAACAGATCCTTGAAGAATAAATTCAGAGAAAGGAATACGATTCATGTTAGATAGGTTGCATTAGTCCACCACCGGGACCATCATCATCACCGCCATCCATATCAGTGAGCACCGAGTTAATAACAAAAGCGCAAATCATACAGATAGATAGTAGAAGCATTATAGTATACCAGGAATGATCTGTCCAGTGGTCAAGTAAGTGCCAACAGCAATGACAAATCCAAGCATTGCCAAACGAGAGTTGAGGAGCTCTGCCTCAGGGGTGAATCCGAATTTCATGATTGTTCCTCTAGTGTAAGATAAAATTTAGTTTGATCTACTGGCAATTTTGATGCCGGATCGTAGATAGATGAATCGCCATAAGTTTTATGGTCTTTGTATCCAACCATACGACCTTTCGTATTTTGGAGTGCTGCCATCATAGCAATGATGAGAAAGATTGCTGGTGGTCCAATGATAAGAGCCCCACCAATCACATAGTAAGTGAGTAATTCAATTAAAGAAGTTTCCATTCAAAGGATACCAAAAAAGAAGTTGCCGGTGATAGCATACGAAATGAATCCTGCGACAATGCCCATCATAGCATAACGACCGTTAAGTTTTTCAGATCTCTCTGCATATGTCTCAAGACCATAACGCTCTGCGTCTGTCTCGGAGATATACATTCTAGGTTCAGTAGCATACATGTTTGTACGACCACCATCTTCAGTTGTTACGGTCATGTTACACTCCGTTATAAATCTTTACATATTATATAGGAAATATAAGATCCTGTCAAGTCAATAATCCATGTTACCACCATAACGGATGCAAGTCTTTTTGTTTTCTGCTGATGACCTACACCACTGTCTCACATAAGCATCTGCATCTCTACTCATGGAGAAGTGTGCATGGTTGTGGAGCATCCCAATCATAATCAACACTCCAATAGACATCACATTAAAGTGTGTAGCAGGATGAGTGACGATCTTTACAAAATAATTTCGCATAAAAAAGGGGATGCCGTCGCACCCCCAGTATAACATCTAGATATTTACTTGTCTATATGAACAATCAGAAGTTGTACTTGACGCCCAACTTAGCTCCATATCCACGGTCAAGATCTTCGTCACCAGAACCGATGAACGATACTTCACCATATGCACCGAGGTTGTCGGTGACAGCGAGTCCAAGACCAGCTTTACCTGAGGGAACCGTATCGCTCTCGCCACTGTCAGGGGAGACTACACTAGCGCCGCCTTGAACATAGTACGAAGCGGACTCACCGAGTGCGCCTTCATATCCTACATGAAGATCTGTCGTGGTCGAATTGTAGTCGGATCCAGTCCAACCAGAATTAGCCTCGACATTGACATAGGGTCCTGCAAAGACAGCGCCAGCAGAAGCAAACAGAGCAGCGGTGGCTGCGAATACAGATTTAAACATTTGAAAATTCCTTTAAGTATATCTCGTGGAGTATCCCACGGATGATAGAGAGATCGACATTCTCTCGCTTTAGATACGAACTGTCACATGTGACAGTTGTAATATTTATACATGTTACTTCCCTTCAAAACCAGGAGGAAGTCTGCCAAGGTAGGGATTGAGATCAAAGAATTGATTCCAATCCTCAACCATATTAGCATCATTCTTCCAAAAGTTCCAGAGGGCATCATGACATTGACGATGATATACATCAACATGAATGTTATGAATATCTGACCCAAGTGCAATCTTATACATGAGTATAGGCATTGCGTAGGTCATCCCGCTATTGTAGATGAGATCATCTGCAACTGCACGGGGTTTTATTCTACCATCTAACTTGTACTTCCCTTTCCTTGTGTAAAGGTCTAGTAACTTTTGCCCGTATCTACGATTGATAACATAAGCAGCCGTTGAGAAGTCGTTAATGAACCTGTAGTGCATTTGCATTACAGGGACAGCAGGATTGATGATTGCAATTTGGAGACAGTCCCATGCAGCAGGTGCATTACGGAAGAAGTCTTTCCAAGAGAATGGCCAATGCTTGACCACATCAAGATCGCAATCATCTTCCATCATTATAGCATACTCTTCTTCAGAGTTGCTCAACCAATGATGGATAGCCTTGAGATGAGATGTGACGCATCCAATCTCGCCCGAAGACATGTTGTCGGGGTACTTCCCTGCAATGATGTCACTAAGATCATCATCACGACCATCATAAGCAGAAATCCTAGTGTTTTCTACTTCCCAATAGGCAAATTGATTCTCCATCCACTGACGGCGATCGTCTTTGCCATCAAGATTCAACCAATAGACATGGGGCAAATCTTTTAACTTGTGTACTGATTTATTTTTGTCCATGCTTGGCAATCACTTTCTGTACATTAGGAAGATAATGCTTCTGTAAGACTGATGTCCAGTCAAACTCTTTTGCATACTCTAGAATTTCTTCACGATGGGATACCGAGTACTCCCGATTCTTAATTATAGCATACTCTACGAATTCTACATCATCAATCTTAGATTCTGGGATGACTGTGATGAATTCCCTATCAGTATCAAGGTTTGCTTGAGCGAACTCGCTTACTACTACACCAAGACCAGAAGCAAAGGCTTCCATAATGACGAGAGAGTGTGCCTCACCGTCAGATAGAAGGACAAGGTTGCCATAATCAGTTAGATAATCATGAAGATACTCCTTCTTCCATTCACCAAGATAGTTCTTGTTAGGATTAAATTTCTTATCTGCAATATTACCAGCAAAGAACAAACTATCAATAGACTGAAACTTATGCTGACGCTTACGATAATCAACCTTAGCAAGGTAGATACTACGATCAGGAAACTCTGGAGTATCAGTAGTACGGAACAACTCTAAGTTGACACCATTAGGTACGATGTATAATTTATCCTTAGGGATATCCCCAAGGATATGATATGCTTTCTGAATACCTTCAGAGAGACAGAATACATTTGGTCGGGTCTTCTGAAACTGACCAAAGATCTGCCCATACCCATTCATCTTATGGGACTGCTCAAGGTAGGCGAAGTGAGTTGTACATGCACAAGGGTACTGCACATAAGGATAGAGAACAACCCAGTCATCATAATGAATATGTACGAAGTCAGGACGAAATTCATTGATCCTTTTGATGATCTCTCTAGGACTTGAGATATTAATGATGTCAACTTCATGTCCCAGTTTATTTAAGGTAAGTTTATAGTCCCAGATTAAACTTTCTACTGCACCCCAACCTACTGGAGGGATAGCAGTAGCTGGTCCAATAATAGAAAATCTCATAATAACGATTGCAACTTCGGAATGTATTCATAAGCAAGAATGTTTTCAAGACCGAACTGGTTAATGCCGTATTCTCTGATCTCTTTTCTATGCTGCTTCGATACTTTTTTATTATTCTCAATCACATTGAGAATGTAATCGATATTATTTATTTTACTTTCTGGGATGACATCAATCCAAGGTTTTGATGTATCAAGTTCAGGAGTAATAGCTTCTGAACACACAACTCCTAGTCCACAAATAAGTCCTTCCTTAATTACAAGAGGGGTTGTATTTTCAACCTCACTTAGAAGAGCAATATTTGAGTAGCAAGTAATGAAGTCGTTGAGTTTTTCTCTAACAACTTCTCCTTTATAGTTTTTATTTTTACCATCAAACTTACCACCAAACTCCATGCGACCCATGAAATCAACAGTATCTATACCTTCTAGAAGATACTGACGCTTACGATCTACAATTTGAGAGAAGCACAATGTTCTATCCCAACTAGCAAACTCATCGAACTTATATGGATAAGGACGAACACCAAGTTTACTCAACCAAACACGGTTGGGATTAGCTCCAAGTTCTGTCCAAGTATCCATATCTTTCTGCGAAGAGCAGAAGATATGAAAGTTTCTATTGGCAGCATAACTCTCAGCCACAGGTCCATAACCATCTCTACCCCACATGTGAGGAGTATTGACATATGGATAGTGACTAGAGACAATCAATGCCTTACACAAAGGAACTAAGTCTTTAATAATGTCATGGAAGACATCGTAATGTAGGTGAACTACATCATACTTACCATGCTCTACTTCAAATTTAATTAGTTCTCTATCTGGAGTGTTGATAATCTCAACACGATGTCCAAGTTCTCTAAGAATTACAGTGTAATCCCAGATCAACATTTCAACAGCACCCCAACCATCGGGTGGGATTTCCATAATACCAGGACCAACTAAAGCGATCTTCATTGGTAATCCTCCCAATACATAGTTTTTTTAATTTGATCAATGAACCCAGGACTATGAAACTTCAGTGAATCTACATTCTCACATGCACTATGGAATGCAAAGATCTTTTTATACTCATCTTCCTGTGGATTCTTTCCACAAAAAATACCGTCTTCCAATTTCAAGTCTTGCTGATCAGCTGCAGCACAATGATTAAAAGATCCATTGGTAAACTTATATCCACCAACTTCATTTAAAGTAAGACAAAGAATCAGTTCATCAGTCACCCCATTATGAGTACCAGATTTACCAAAGATGTCCTCAAAGATTTCATTGTATCTTACAAACAATTTATCATGCTTGTCTTTCTGAAACAAGAAAGCACCTGAAGCTCCATAAACATATTCAGAATGATCATCAGGTAGATAATTTGCCATTCCGGTTCTATCTACAATTACATTTCTAAAGTAATCTTCAAGAGTAGGAACCCACCAATGACGGGTGAGTAAGAAATCATCTTCTGCTTCTTCGATTAGTTCATCAACACGGTCATTGACAATAACACAATCAGTGTCAAGGTAAATGCAATGATCTGTTTCTACATGCTTATAAAGATTGTACCGCTCCTTCCAGATGTGTGGTTGGAACCAGTTGCGATCATCTTCATTCTCTACTTTCTCAGCCTTACCACTAACAATTTTTACTTTAGGATCGTCAATCTCCAGACGATCTTCCATGTCAATGATAAGAATTTCATGATCTTGTTTAATACGCTCAAGAGACTCACATGCTCTCATGAGATTGGTGTAATACTTATCGTCACCACCAACGATAAAACCAAAGGTTAATTTACTCATAGCAATTTAAGGAGTCCGTTTATACGATTGACATATGTATGATGCTCTTTAGTGTAATTCATCTGCCTGAGAATAAGTTCTTTGTCGTCCTTATACTTCAGACCAGTCTCAAAAAGATCACCAATGCTTTCCCTACAGATAACTTCAGGTCCAGCAAAGGCAGCAAGTTTGGGAGAATTAGTAAGACCAAGATGACCATAACTCATAGACTTAAAAACTCTACAGGTTTTAGTACCCCATCTTTTATGAGTATCATTCCTGAGATCTGGATTCATAAAAGACTTCTGCATGAGATCTCTCATAACAGATCCATCTAAAGGATTAGTCCATGGATTAGACCATGCAGTCTTGACTCCTATTTTAGCACACAATGTTCCAAACTCTTGGATTAAGTGAGCATTCTTAAAGCGTCCTTCATGAGAGATACTTCCAATGAAATAGAAGACATCATCTCTTGGAATGTTTATCCACTCTTCATCAAATTCTTCAGGCATAAGATCAGTTGCCCATGCAATATAGGCAATCTCATATCCCTTATCTCTAGATGACAAACGATCAACACATACACCTGTGTCTAGCTCTTCAAAATCATTCAGGTCATGGTGAAACTCATAGTTATCCTTGTCCATACTATCTTGATGATAGCGCATGTCAATTAGTTTCTTACAATTACCAAGATACTTTTCTGGATTAACACAGACATGCACATAATATACACAACTTGCTAGAACTGGAATGTTCTTGTCAGCATATCCTTCGGTAAAAAATACGCAATCTTCATAATCAAAGTCTGAGTGATCAGGATATTCATCATCATGAAACCAATGAACTTGATGTCCCGATCTTTCTAGGGCTTTTTTAAATCCCTCATGAACATAAGAATATGTGTCAGAGTGTAAGGGATACCCCCATAGTACACACTTCATCATACCCTCCCGAGCATATAGTCTTCTGCTTTCTTAGTTTCACCAGTGACACATGTCATAGCATCAATAGTATGTGAAGGAACAAGATCGGGATGAGCCCACCAGTCTTCAAAAGGATGATCGTTATCAACAGAGATATTGTCTGCAATCAATGTATAGCCATATGCCTGAAGATACTCACGAGAAGCATCTCTAACATCAGTACCGTCATTATACGCATCATGCTCAAATGTAATTGTAGCGAACTTATACTTCTCTAGGTTAATTTTTTTGAGTGCTTCAAAGGTAACTGATGCAGGTTCACAATCTACCTGAAGATAATCAAAGTTAGGACCAATGCCCAGCTCTTCAAAGAGTTGATCAAAATCTGCAGTAGTAGCATCACCTACAGCAATCTTTGCACGGCGATGTTGATTGTATAGTTCTGCTTCATGCTCCTTGATTTCAAATCCAATACCATCCCATGCAAAACGAGACTCAAGAAGAGCAGTGTTGTTAGAGATTACTGGATGTCCTGCTCCAATTTCTACAAAGGTTCCCTTAGGCATTCCATCAAGCATGCACAGGACAAACATATCCTGATAACACTGAGAGAAGTTCTGGTGACTCACCAGTTCAAGTCCATTGAATTTGTAGCGCAGTTCATTTCCTTTATCTACAGTGAAAAAGGTTGGCATTTGCCATGCATTTGGGTCACTCATGTTTGATAAGATGAATTATCTTTGGCTAGGTGTACAATTTTTCTTTGATAGGGATAGTCAGGATAGCATTCTGGGAATGCATAGTCTGGTGAGGCAGCAAACACCCTATCGTTATGTTCAATAAAGAATCTATTGAGATGACTTTCATCATGCCATAGAGCAATTATATCATTACTATAATCTTTGTCAACTCTATCTCTCAAGAGTTTCATCATAGGAATGACTGCTTCCATTTTACCTCCCCATAGGCATCCTTGATAGTATTGAAGGGGTTGTCCTTTTATATAAGCCTCAGATTTAGGATTAGTTTCAAAGGTTCCTGTACCAGTCATGTAATGACATGGATGATGGACAGCAACAAAGTCCCTATCATCATCAAGAAGTTCTTCAGAGTAAACTACTGACTCAACTCTCATGTCAGCATCTAGGAAAAGTAACCAATCATGCTGCTTTAAAAGTTCTTCTGCCTGTAGGATCGTATGAAAGCGTTCCAATGTAATTGCAGGCCATTCCTTATGACTGATTTGAACATGAGTAATGTTCTCAGGTATTTCTCCCCCAAGTTCTCCATCGGTAAAGACATAATATTGTTTTTTTAAATCAGGAAACAGGAGTTCTTCACAACTCTCATAATATTTTGGAAGAAAATCCAAATACTTATTTGTTCCGATGAAGATAATTGCTGCACTGATCATAGAATTTGCCATCCCTCACAATATAAATCTTTGGTATTATTAGTTTGATCCAAAGGAGGTCCAAACCATTTTGATGGAGCGACAACTTTCTTGTGTTCGTTAGTAGAAAGCCATGCTCCCCACCAACTAAAAGAACTATTAGCAATAATAAAATCACTGCAGAGAGTCATCATACAAAGATCAAGGTACTGATCATTTGTTTCAGAAACTAGGAATCTATCATTATTAAAAGTCGATTCCTGTAAACACCATTCTGGATCGTCTGAGAATATAATTACTTCCCGGTCAGAATCAAATAGTGTTAACGCTTCCTTATAGTAATTTATATCACAAATAGGATGGTGATCATAATGATTGTAATCTGTACGACGGATGTGCAGAGCAATAGGATTTGTCACATCCTTAATCATCCTCTTACAAGGTTCTAGATATTCGTCAGTAAATGTAAAATCTTTTAAGAGATCATCTCTAACATTATTAAAATATTTTTCTGATTGAAAAAATCCCAGCAAGCTCACAAAGTCTGGACAATTATTAAAAAGGTTTTCATCAAAGTGATAAAACTCCTCTCTAACAACAGGACGAGAAGAATCAATGTATTGAACTTGAAGAGGGTTCAAAGAATTTAAATTAAAAGGAACAAACAACTGGTGCTCATTCCACTCATCCGCATTACTTTTGAAATTTGATGGGGGAACACAATAATTAAACCCCCGATTAGCAGCAATACCTTTTACTGCAGCATACTGAAACATTTGATTGGCAAGACGCTCTTTCATCTTACCAACATAATTAATACCAATCATCTTGTTTGCAAATCAGTTTGTGCAATATACCAGTCGTAAGTTTTACGAAGACCTTGTAGTAATTTATGGTTCGGCTTCCAACCTTTTTCCAGGAGTTTTGTATAGTCTAGAGGACGCTTGGGTGTACCATCTGGTTTAGAAGTATCCCATGCAATCTCTCCAGGATATCCAGTTACCTTTGCCATCATCTGTGCTAGTTCTTTGATAGAAACATCCTCGCCTGATCCTACATTGAGCAACTCTGCACAACTGTAGTTCTCCATAGCAAACATACATGCATCGGCAAGATCATCTACATGGAGAAACTCTCTACGAGGGGTGCCTGTACCCCAGCAGGTGACCGGTTTATCACCCTGCTGCCAGTTATTAAACTTCTGCATCATCGCGGGGATCACATGCCCGTTCAGAGGGTGGAAGTTATCGTTAGGACCATACAGGTTAGCAGGCATGAGACTAACACTCTTAAATCCATACTGTTTATAGTAGGACTTGAGCATATAGATACCATGAATCTTGGCAAGAGCATATGCATCATTAGTAGGCTCAAGTTCTCCAGACATCAGAGACTCTTCTTGTACAGGAGTCTCGGCAAACTTAGGATAGATGCATACACTTCCCAAAAACAAAAACTTTTTAACGCCACTTTTCCAGGCATTGTGAATTAAATTGTTTTGAATCTGAGTGTTCTGATAGATAAACTCTGCTGAATAAGTATCGTTAGCGTGAATGCCACCGACACGAGCAGCAGCATCAAATACATAATCAATTTGTTCATAGTCAAAGAAACTTTCTACAGATTCTTGATCCATAAGATCAAGTTCTTGCCTAGTCCTGGTAATAACTTTAGTGTACCCTTCTTCTTTGAGACGACGAACAATAGCAGACCCAACTAGACCACGGTGTCCAGCAACAAAAATTTTTGAATCTTTATTCATTGTCCTAATCTTCACGGTGCAATTACAACTTCAGGTTCTGGTAGAGGGAATAAGAAACGCTTACCTTTAAACTTAGGGTTCTTAAGGAAGAACTCTCTGAAGTGCCAAGGAAGAACAATGTGTAGATCATATTCATTCATCATGATATCTTCCTCATCTTTGATAGGAATCCATGTACCAGGAGTAAATGATCCATCCTTATCGGGATTAACATCACCAATAGCCTCTACATCGTCAGGACCAATCTCCCATGTTTGAAGAGTCACATTACCTTTAGTGCTAGCACCTAAGCAACAAATCTTTGCACCATTTGATTTGTAGAAGTCCATGATCTTCCAGAACTGGTCTTTGCAATCGTTAATACGCTCTGCAAAAGCATCCCAAGGTTCTGTCGTATCCAACTTCTCCTCAATTTCCCTAGCAATAACGCCAGTGAGTTTAGTAGTACATTCTTTACGCAGTGAATTGATAGTAGGAGTAACCACGATAGAGATGCTTCCACCATTAACAGCATTGAATTCAAAATCAACGATCTTAAATCCTGCTTTATCCATGATGTACTTGATCTGCCGCATACCATAGTAGGACAAGTGCTCATGACACACAGTGTCAAAAGAATTTTGCCTCAACATCTCAGGCATGTAGCTCTGCTCAAGCACCCAGATACCTTCAGCATCGAGAACTTCATGGACCTGGCGAGCAAACTCACAAGGATCCTCTAGGTCATAGAACATAGAGAACGATGTAACTACCTTAGCTTTCTGCTTACCAAAGCGATTACGATAGGTATCAGAAGAGAAAAAGTCTGCGATATAATTTACATGCTCAGGAATATAATCCTTGAACTTCTTAGAAGTAGGATCAATAGACATGAGCTGTAGATCTGGAGGAAAGAATCCAAGGAAGGTTCCATCATTACCAGCAATATCTACAACGATATCACCAGACTCTAGATTAGTATCTCCCTTGATCTTCTCTGCCTTCTCACGCAAGTGACGAATCATAGAACCATTCAAACCAGAACGGTATCCATATTCATCACCATACATGGTAGGAAGATCAAAGGTATGCTCTAGTTGAACATGCCCACAACCACCTTTCCTCTCATCACATTTGACAAGAGCTAAAGGACCCCTGTACATTCCGAAGTCAATGGTTTTTGGAAAAATACCAGAGAGATACTGATCACCAAGATCAAGCACTGTGATTAGATGTTCGTTACCACAAACTCTACACTTTTCAATTTTGTAAAACTTATTCATTGTCCGTAAATACACATGTCTTGTACAAGGTCAGAAAAACTATGTTCTGGTTCCCATCCTAGAACAGTTCTAGCCTTAGTATAATCCCCCAGAAGTTGTTCCACTTCTGTCGGGCGGTAATATTTAGGGTTGACACGGATGATGTTTCTGCCCATGTTTTTGCAGTAACCAACCTCGTCTAAACCCTCTCCACGCCATTCAATATTGAATCCATAATACTGCGAAGCCTCTTCAATAAACTGTCTGACACTACGCATCTCACCTGTAGCAAGTACGAAGTCATCAGGAGTTTCATGTTGAGAAATCATCCACATACCACGAACAAAATCCTTAGCATGTCCCCAGTCACGCTGTGCATCCAAGTTACCAAGTTCCAGGACATCCTGTAGTCCACTAGAAATCTTCGATAGTCCTATAGTAATCTTGCGAGTAACAAAGGTTTCTCCTCTCCTAGGAGACTCATGATTGAATAGGATGCCATTACTAGCATGAATACCATACGCTTCACGATAGTTTCTGACCATCCAATAAGAGTATAGTTTAGCCACGCCATAAGGAGAGCGGGGATAAAAAGGAGTTGTCTCACTCTGAGGAACTTCCTGAACAAGTCCATACAGTTCGCTAGTAGATGCCTGATAGAACTTGCAGGGATGATCTAACAGACGAATAGCCTCCAGAAGACGCAAGGTCCCTAGAGCATCAACCTGTCCAACATATTCAGGCATCTCAAAGGATACCTTTACATGACTCATGGCACCAAGGTTGTATACCTCGGTTGGTTTAATCTTCTGAATGAGACTGATGAGGTTACCTGCATCAGTTAGGTCTCCATAATGGAGATGAATCTTATCGTAGATGTGATCGATACGATGAGTATTAATAAGAGAAGAACGGCGTACAATGCCATGAACTTCATATCCTTTTTCAAGGAGAAATTCTGCAAGGTACGAACCGTCCTGTCCTGTAATACCAGTTATTAATGCTATCATTTATGCAAAAGAAATAGTGTCTTGTCCAGCACCTCCAATCAATCCTCCCATATCTACCATTCCTGCTGCACCAAAAGTAATACCATCAAGAATAGTATCACCAGTAGTGCCAGTGCTAATAACAGTGTCGTTGAAATTAAAACTAATAGTATCAGAAGATGCGGTGCCAGGGTTGCCGGTTACACTGACGCCATCATTTTCCCAAAAACTTTGACTGGAACGAGGAGTATCATCACACTTAAGTGAATCTTTATACGCTGCATCACTCATGGATCTCATTCCAAGATAGTGACGCCAGAGTTCGCTAAGAGTATTTGTTTCCTCGTCATTATTTAGTGCAGTAATGACTGCCTCACGAAGAGAGTCTGTTGCTGCTTGATAGTGCTTGTATGTAGAGTTGCAGGACATAATTAATGATTAGATGATACAGTGTCTGTAGTATAGCATGGTACACCAGCGGGGTCTAGCCACTTAGCATACTCAAAGTCTTCTATAGCAAGGAAGCATTGGTCGGCATTATCAAAAAGATAGATGTCAGAGTATTTTTTACTGTACTCATCTGCCTTCTGAAGACGCAAGTCAGGTTTACCATTAAGTTGAATGTAACCTTTTTGCACATAGCGATAAGGATAACGCTCATGAACAACAAGCGTCTTAGTCGATGCTACAGACTTTGGATCAAGATCATTCATTGATAATACCTTCGGTAACTAGATCAGCGTAGAGACAGTCTAGCAGAATTTCGTAATCATTACAAGGATCGTTTACGAACTTAACACCTTTCTCACGATAATACTTAGTAACTTTACGAAATACCTTTGGATACTGATGATCTAAATCAACTTGACCCTCAACGGTATTACGAAGAAGGTTGATGTGCTTCTTGAACTTAGTGGTGACAGACATTGCTCTGTTTGATTACCTTGTTATTATAGACCATCTGATCTAACTTGGGTAGTTCAGGTGGACGGTTGTTCCAGTGTCTCATGACACCAGATACAATAAAAGCGTTAGTGACCATGTAGCTAACAAAAATACTGGTGCGTATGATAGCAACATAATTGTCATATGGAGCTGTCTTGTCGTCACTAAAACTACCAATACTGTACTTCCATATGTTCCACACCCTCTTCATTTAATATCGGGTCCGCGACGATCAAATTTACCAATCTGATATCCTTCACGAATCGCATGCATGATAATATTATCATAAGAATGCGAACGCAAGGGAATATTTCTATGTAAAAGAAAGTCTTCGCAGTCTTCTGACAATAGTTCTTTTTCTTCGTGAGTGAGATTGTCTAGGTCGATCATCGTACTTCAAAATTTAGTTTACGAACTTTTCGTTTGCGTCGGTTCTCTTGGTATTCTAAGTCATTTCTAGTGAGAGTATGACTATTCTTAGAATTGTTTTCAGTTTTTAACAAAACAACTTCGTTAAGATCCATAGCTGTAACTTTGTCACCCAATAATGTCATCATATTTGGGCAACCGCAACTCTGACTCTTGGTTGAGCTGGTCAATTCTACATTGCAAATTTTGCATCTGACAGATAGCATGTTTCAATAACTCCTTTATTTCAGATAATTCTTCTTTGATTTTTTGCTTTTTCACAGAAAGATAACCTCAGTAAATCTGGTAGTGGTTTTAAAAAAATTGTCAACAATTGTCTGTCCATGGAACCATTTTCCAGGAAATACGACTCCGCAATTAAATCTATCTAAGATACATAACTCTTCTCTAAATTGATCAGATGTTTTCCAAGGATTGTTATGCTCGGTGTCCTTCTTTAAATAAAAAGTTTTTGCTTTTGTATTAAGAGGAGTATATAATGAAGTGCCAGACTTCATATGGTGATCTGGATTTAGAAAAATAATAAAATTTAATTGACCATCACAATGAGGATGCCAATGATAACCCTCTCCAGGTATGTCTTTTAACAATCTAAATTGATTGACAACATGAAATAAATTTTGCAAATCTACTTCAACATTGTAGCTGTTTGCTACACCTTTGAGCAAGTATTCTCTATGTAAGTCCCATCTACTATCGAATAGTATTTGACCATCCATAAAGTCAGTACCATTTAGAGAATTTTTAACAGATTTGTTAGTTCTAATACCCTGAATGGAATTTAAATAATCATAAACTCTTTCTGGTCTCTTGTATATATTATCTATAAAGAGTATTTCAGAATCTTTCCAAGGGGTTTTAGTAATAGCCCATGATTCATTATACTCAAAGTCTTTATTATTAAAAAATTTCATGGGAGATACAAGGATCGAACTTGTGACAATCTCGGTGTAAACGAGGTGCTCTACCGCTGAGCTAATCTCCCAAGCGACTCAGGTTGGGGTCGAACCAACGACCGACTGCTTAGAAGGCAGTTGCTCTATCCACTGAGCTACTGAGTCTTGAACATAAAAGTATAATTAACTCGCCTATTATCTAGGCCGGGTTTCATCGAAACTTTATTTGTTTCATGAAAATATTTGGAGTTGAATATGAGAAGACGATTACACGCATAAGGAATAATCGTCTTCTCTGATTTAGTGTACTCCAGATATTTCCGAATCAACTTGACATCGGTATTATACTCACGCCATGTCCATGTCGGAGGCGGTTTAATATCATAAAGAATCAAACCGTTTTTCTCTGGATCTTCTACAGAAGAGTCTGGAGTGACCCAGAGATTCACATTATAACATGCTGGATCAGCATGTGGAGTCACACCTTCGGCATTGTTGTTGTAAACGAATGCCCATCCTCTGGAAAATTTACCAAGGAATGGAAACTTCGCTTGCAACCCTGTTATTATAACACCTAATAAAGGAAAGCGCAAGTTGTCTTGATAGAAGTTTAGTGAGTGATAGTCTTCGTAGGTATCATCTGGATCAGAGGCTGTTAAAGCATAGTCTCTTAACTCATCAATTACATCTTGTAGAAATATTCCGTCCTCAACTAAAAATCTTTCTTCTTCAATTATCTTCTTTGCAATATTTGAGTGCATAAGTAAACCTATGATCAGATAATAATGGAGTTGCTCTATGCAAAATAGAAGAAGTAAACTTTACCAGAGTATTTGGAATGGGAGGAATACCAATAATTTTTTCATCTAAGTAAAATTCAGTACACCCTCCCTCATTCAATCCAGTATACCTAGGATTAGCATAGAAAAGAAAAGTTACTTGATCTTCATCGAGGTCACAATCAACATGAAAGTTTGCTGCTTCTCTAGGAGCAAAACAATTGATGTATGCTCGGTATAATTTATACTCTTTTACTTCTGGGAACCTTGCATAAATTAGAGATTCAAGAATACCAACGATCGTATCATCATCGTCATCTTCTGGGTCCAACTCACAGATCATTCCTGTTGGTTTAGAATCAGAATCATCTTGTTCACCATAAGTATACTGACAATCAAAAGCATACTCACTCACCTCCCGAAAATCATCTGGAGTTAGAGCTTTATTAATACTAAGAATACTAGGTTTCATAATACATCGTCAAGTTTTTGTACTCGCCATACAACAGTGTATCTATACACATAAGGATGCCGTGGTCCAAGACCTCTATGAGGAATTTCAGATGGGAAAACTAATACTCTACCAGGAACATATTCGTGTTCTTCAATAACATCACCATCATCACCAAACAATTGAAACTGACCTCCCCATTCTTTAGTATCCCATTCCAAGTTCGGCATATACATGATAGTATACTCTCCCTCTTCACCGTCTATATGTGACGAGCCATCACAGAAAGAATGCTGCAAATTAAAATCAATTCTATTAAGATATAATTTTGTTTCTAGTGCTTCTTCTACTAGATCTAACATTTCAAAATAAATCTCACAGTCGTTCATGAGATTTACTACTTTGTTTATACTCTCTCGTTCAAATATATTCTCTCCCATTAATCTATGGGTTCCATTTTCCCCATTAGGAAAAGACTTACCGTTCGCAATATTAATAGCAGTCACTGGTAAGTGGTGGAGGTTTTTTTCCACCTTGGCCATGTATTCTATACTAAAAAGTTTATCAAAGATTGTTGCTATCATTTAAATTTCTATTATAAATGACGACTCTACCATTTTCATGAGTAAAAATTAATTCATCGTCAGGATGCCACATCAACTCTTCGTAAAGAGCATTAAGTTTTTCCATATCCTCATAGAGTTGATTCGGATTCGGCATCTTCACCCTCCTTTGTTTTATTAAATCCAAATGGACCTGCTGCTTTTTCTTCTAGTGCTACCTTCAGCGCAACACTACCAACAGCTTCCATACATTTGAGAATGTCTTCTGTCTTAGCACCTTCACCAAGTTCTTTGGCAATGTACCAATACTTAGGCCAGAAAGTTTCTCCTGCCAATTGATAATCTTCAAGTGTTAGTAGTTTCATTAGTCTCGTTGTCTCCAATCATCAGGTTTGTCAGTATGGAACCAGTCCTTAATATCATCAGCACTGTTGAACCCCGTTCTATGATTGGATGGATCGGGGTCTCCTAAACCCATCCTATTCAGAAAATCGTCGGTACTACCTTCTTCAATGTCTTGAGAAGATTGTCGTCGTGCTTTTTGCAACCAATCCCGAGCAGTAGTATGACTCTTTGCCAACTTCTCTGCCCAGATCATGTCGTCTAGTTTTACCTCTTCACCATTAGCAATACATTTACAGATAAATTCTAGTCTTAATCGATATTGTGTAGAAAGCATTTGAAACCCCTAGCAAACTTATTTAGTCTATACTTGTACCCAGTGATGTGGTGATGTGACCACATTTTCGTAGTTGTGGTCTACATTTATAGTAGAGGTTACAAAGATATCATAGACGATTGAAGCTCTAAAGTCAACCCCACTAAACTCTGTTACCCTATGCAAAATATTAGATGGAAAAATAATTAGATCACCATCTTCTGGATCTAAATTATAAAGACAATAATCATCAAGAACATTTAATGAAAGATTATCCATGTAACTTTCTGATGCAAGAGTCAATGTTCCACCGTCGCCCTCAGTTCTTAAGTAATAGACGCCACTAAAGTGGGATCCCTTATGCAAGTGATCTGGATTACCACCATCTTCTAATCTACACACATTAGGCCAGGACTTTTGAAAGAAAATATCATGCACATAATCCTCACCACTATCAGTTTTTCTGCATATACCAGATAGATATTGCCTAGTAGCATGTGCCATCTGAGCATTCAACCAATAAAATTCTTTAGTTTTATGTAAAAGGAAAAACTTTGGAATGTCTTGATCACCAGTAAAGTTACCAGTATCTTCAATCTCTTCCAAGTTCTTATAGTAAAACTCCTCACAAAGATTCATCATTCCTTCCCACTCTTTTTGTGGACAAGAAACATTTGATTTGTAAATTGCTGTTGGAAAAATATGTTTTATCATAAGCCAGTTACAGGATTTGAACCAGTGACCTGATCTTTACAAAAGACCTGCTCTACCACTGAGCTAAACTGGCAAGGTGATTGTGATTACTGGTTTGTAAAGCCAACCAGTTTTGCAATAATTACAGTTCTTAGGGACTTCAACCTCATAAGGTTTGAAACTCATATCAAACTGCGATTTAATATTCATGGTACTTAGCATGGCATAGTACCTATCAATGTGACCTTGCATTAGTTCACCTTGACTAGAACAATAGAAAGAGAATTTTGCGATCTCTCTCGCGTGTTCATAGACACATGTTATTATAAAATAACAAGTCTCGCAACCAGCATACTGACGAGTCACCTCTGGTTTTTCTTCCATGTAAGGATCATAAAAGAAGCAGTCATACTTACCAAGACCAGTAGTGTCTGGCCAAGCTTGGTTTAGAATGGTGATATTGGAGTAGTCTTTTGACCATTCCACTGCTCTATTATACACCACTGGGTCTGGCTCTAGAACAGTATATGACTTAATATTATGTTTTTGAAATTGGGTGGCAGAGTATCCCATACCAAACCCAATCTCAAGAACATCTCCATATGGTTCTAGGGCATCAACACAATCTTCCATGTACTTCTTTTCCCACTCCATCATATATTGATGATGATCAGAAGTACCATAAAGAATATCTTGATTGTTTATGTCTCTTGTGTATTCTGCCATAACTAATTTAAACTGGCGTAAACCATATCTGTAGACTATATCTAAAGTCATCAGAGTACGGAGAAACTGTGGTTACCATATGATCCTCGTTCTCTGCATTAAGAACCATCATATTATATGTGGGGTTAAGTGCTCTCAACTCTTCTCCATCATTCCATATAAAGATACCTCCCCAATTGATATCCCACTCTTTGTTTAAGTATATAGTACACCCATACCGACCGTTATCGTCATGCATAGATATGCCAGAATTTTTATGCCAAACATAAAGTTGTACCTCAGCGTCATCATATGGTAGAACATATGGATCTATACATCTTAACACAGAATGCCTAAGTTCTATAGGTAAGTTAGTCATGGTGACATTTCCTGTCACACCAACCTTTAACGAGTCATTCCAAAATAACTCACTAACAGCCCAAACATTTTCTCCTAAAGAATCCTCAAGAAATTTTTCACAGTTAAGTAAAACTTCTTCAGTCAGCACCCCATATTTTATAATCATAATAATCTTTTTTATAATAACGACCCAAGATATTACTGTTGTAATACTTGGGGTCACCGTTTTCAAGAGATTCTGTTAGGACAGAATGGACAAATAATTGTTTGGTTTCTTCGTAGTTAACTTTACCCTTTGTTAATTGTAACGAAAGTATTTCTCGTCTGAAGGAACTATTTCCAAGTCCACGGCGGTCCTGATTAAGTTCGTCAGAACTTCCGTAGTATCTTTTCCAGTCGCTCTCACTTTTAACTCTCCTACCTCCACCTCTAGGCTTTCGTAGTTGGTAAAAGTATTTCCTACCGATGTATTGTCTACCTGATTCAAGATTAGTAATCCGGTAGACAAAACCGACAAACTCACCAATGTTCTCAGATAAAAAAGGTTGTCCTTCAAAAATCCAGGGGTTTTCATAATCAACCATGATGTATTTAAACTATATTATATAGTTGTGGAAGATCAGACCCCTTTAACTAACATAGCACCACGCTTTTCACCAAACTTTTTCATTCTTTTTTGTCTGTCAGACAGTCCATCATTGGCGTAATCGCGGTATGTATTACCGTGACCATCAACAGCAGTTGCTTTTACACCAGCTTGTTCTGCGACAGATGAATCATTCATAAACTCATCAATGATCTCAACAATCTGAGCACCAGTGAGTTGCATCATAATCTCTTCTGCTTCCTCTACACTCTCAATAAGGTTGTTCTCACTAAGAAAAGCAAGAATTACATCATAGTGGCTAACATCTTCAAAGTGAGGGTTTTTCTGACCCTTCACTTTTTCCATATCTTTACGAGCCTTCTCATTATTTTCCTGACGCTTCTTCATATTAGTCTCAAGATACTCAGGATGGTCATCCACCTTCATCCCACGCTTCTTCTCAAGGCGTTCCTTTCTCTCCTTAGTACCCTTTTCAGAATCCTTATCCCGGATACCTTCTAACAATCCACCTTCCTTTACACAGTTAGGAACTTCCTTACCGTTCTTTTTCTTAGTACCCTTTGCCGTGTAACCGTCCCAGCAAGTAGAAGCACCAACATTCTTACGAGCTTTCTTCAAACTTTCAAAGAAATTGCCCTTAGACTCAATCTCTTCCTTCGTTACTTTCTTAGCCTTGTTAGCAGCAACAGCAGCACGATGTTGTGCAAGGGTTTTATAACGACCTACCTTTGTCTTATCATTGGCACCAGTGTAGGTACTAGCAGCAGACTTAGGACCTTGACCTTCTTTACTACCACCAGCAATAGCTGCTCTACTTGTAATAGGACCAGTAGGTTTTGGCTTTGGTTTAGGTGTTGGACTAGGTGTAGGTGATGGAGTTGGTGTTGGGGAAGGTGTAGGACTTGGTGTGGGTGATGGTGTTGGACTTGGAGTAGGAGTAGGAGTTTTACCTGGATCTCCATAGACCTTACCTTTAGTCATTCCGATATGGTCAGGAACTGTAGGTTTAGTTTTTGTAGGAGGATCAATAGGAGCAGCACCCTTAGTTTTCAGTTCTGGTGGAACACCTTTACCACCTTTGTTACGATAGTCTTGTGCTCTCATAACTTCTGGAGAAACAGATCTACTACTCTGAGGGTTTCCTGAGAAGAAATTGCCTGCGTTTCTCTTCACATCACGAAGTTTCTGCATCAAATCAAATTCCACAATGATAGCTCTTGCCTGCCGCTTCTCTGCAGTGTCAAGATTCTCATTGATCCTAGGGTTAACTGCCTTTAATGCAGCACGAAACTCATACCCAACCACCTCAGGAGGAAATGCTTCTACAATATTATCAATAAGTCTAGAGTTCTCATATCCATCTTCGACCAGAATCTCTGCAATAGCAAAGTACTGTTCAGCAAATACAGGATTCATAGCCTGTAGTCTCTTCAGATAGAAGGACTCACATGTACACTTATCAGTTTTCTTCTTCTTACTGCCAGGAGAATACTTACCTAACATTAAACGCTTGTTAGTTTCATCTTCAGTTTCTGCCGTCTCACCCTTAGAGGCATCCATGCGAGCTGCACCTTTTGGGTCAATCGCTTCAGAAGCAATCTGAGCATAAGAGTCCGCAAGTTTTTTAAGATCAGAGGAAAGCATTTCTCTTCAACATATTCCAGTAGAATTATTTATAAGCATAAAAAAAGAGGGTTACCTGACTGTGACCAGGACCCTCTGCGGCGACGATATACTGTATTTATAGTTGGAACCCAGCAAAGGTATCCTTTTTCACATCCTGCTTAATACCACCAACGATATAAGACTCAACCTCTGTCTCCTGAGGTGCTACCTGGAGACCCTTAGAGGATGTCCAATGCGTAGTCCAGGGCAGTGGGTTGTTCTTAGCAGCAATATCATAGATAGGATCAAGACCAATCGCTTTCATACGACGGTTAGCTACCCACTCAACATACTGGGATAAAAGTTTTTCATTCAAACCAATCATAGATCCGTCTTTGAACAAATACTCTGCCCATTGCTTCTCTTGTCCGACAGCTTCCTTAAAGGTATCAATCAACCACGATTGTTCCTCTTTAGCAATCTGTTGCATGTCTGGGTCATCGCCCTTCTTCCAGTTGTTGAGGATGTTTTGAGTAATGACAAGATGGAGGTTTTCGTCTCTTGCGATGAGAGAGATAATTTTAGCGGATCCTTCCATAAGCTTGAGTTCACCAAACGCAAACGAGCAAGCGAACGAGACATAAAACCTGATGCCTTCGAGAATATTGACATTGGCAACAGCGCGAAATAGTTTTCTCTTTAATTCATATCTAGTACTTCTAAAGGTTCCTGCACCTTCTTGAGCATGAATCCAATCATCAGTATTACCATACTGTTGGGCAGCATTGATAAACTCATCATAAGCATGTGTGATTGATCTAGCCCTTTCTAGAATCCTTTCATCATGAATGATAGTGTCAAAGATCTCTGAAGGATCACTATAAACATTTTTAATAATGTAAGTATAGGATCTACTATGAATCATCTCCATAAACTGCCAAGCATTCATACATGCTTCTAGTTCAGGAAGAGAACAGTACGGGCTGAATGCCATGCCAGGACCACGACCTTGAATAGAATCAAGCATGATCTGGTACTTCAGATTAGAAGTATAGATATGCTTTTGTTCTGGGCGAAGTAGTTGATAATCGCCCCGATCCTTCTGTAGAGAGACCTCTTCTGGTCTCCAGAAATATCCCAACTGCTGAGTCGTTAACCTATCAAAGACAGGATACTTATAGGAATCATATCTTTGAACTCCAAGTGGAGCACCGAAAAACATTGGTTGTTTCATTGTACTATGATCACTCGTATTAAAAACTGTCATCCCACGAACACTAGTTTTAGGCATGGGATCAGCGTTGATTTTAAATTGCACAGGCGTCACACTCGTCTTCTTTACTTAGGTTGGTTAGTAGGGTATTTAGATCTGGCGTTTCTTCTTCTATCTCATCATTTTTATTATCATAAGTGTTCTGATAATAGCTAGTCTTCCAACCGTACTTATATGTAGTAAGTAGATCATTTGCCATCTGAGACACAGGAACTTCATTGTCAGGGTAGTTCTCTGGATTGTAACTCCAGTTACCAGATATAGCCTGATCAAAGAACTTTTGCATTACAGCAACGATCTTAATGTAACCATCATTTGATGGCATATCCCAGAGAAGAGTGTAGTGACTCTTGTGAGTATTATACTGTGGAACGATTTGCTTGAGTGGTCCTTTTTTAGACTTCTTAACGGACAGGTATCCACGAGGAGGTTCAATTCCATTGGTTGCGTTTGACACAACGGAGCTGCTCTCTGAAGGCATTTGTGCGGACAGTGTTGAGTTCCTAAGACCGTTGGATACGATAGATTCTCTAAGACCTTCCCAATCATATTTCAGAGTATGAGGTACGATGCCGTCAACATCTTTCTTGTATGTATCAATTGGCAACATGCCAGTGGAATATTTAGTCCTATCAAAATATCCACAAGGTCCATACTCTTTAGCAAGTTGATTAGATGACTTCAATAAGTAATATTGAAACGCCTCTGTAAGGTCGTGTACCAGTTGATGTGCCGCAGGATCATCATATCCCACCTTATGCTTAGCCAGATAGTGTGCAAGACCGATATAACCTA